ACTATATTCAGAAGATGATGAAGTGGGTCGAAGAGCAGCATCTTTGATCATATTTGATTTATACATTATATAAAGAACACCGAGAACCATACCACCAAGTACAAATATACGAACGTCTCGGCGAATGAGATACAAAATGCATGTTGCATATATTACAAAACGAGATGCGGCATTCACACGTTCTTCTGGTGTCTGTGTGTTATTAGGCCAAAATTGGGTTACCTTTTGAGAATCAATGATTTGCTTGAAATCTTCGAACCAAACCTTCATTTATATATGATGAGGTTTATTTTTTCATCATACCACCAAGCATATTACTCATTGTCTTCATCAATGCTTCCTGGTTGAACTCACCATCACCAGACTCGATTTTATCAGCACAGTCTTTTGCGATATTTTCAATCATAGAAAGGGTTTCTTGGGGAATCGATGTAATGGTAGTACCAAGCATATACAATGTTTGTAGGTACTGCCAGATTGCATTCTTTGTGTTTTCAGAAAGTTTACTATTCCAGTGCTCGTGGATATTCAAATCTTTGAGAAACTCGATCTGTTGGATATCATGAATAAACGTTTCGTCACGTTGAGAAATCTTATCAGCGTGTGGTTGAATGCCCTTCATGAAGGCTTCAACACATTTTTTGGGATTAGTTTGTTTAAGAAGTTCAAACGATGCAATAAACTTCTTAATACCCTTATCCTCAGTTGTCTTATAGAGTTCCGTGAGGAACTGTCCCATCATGTCATTGAAAGCACCAATGGACGCCATTTTACTTATAATATATACGTAATCTTTAAGTTAGAATGGGTCCATTGATATCGTTTCACGTTGACCTATACCATTAGAGACAATGAAATAGACGAGAATGGCGTTAAGTGCGGCTGGTTTGGCGTATTCGTTAAGTTCTAATTTTTTTTCATTATTGATATAAGCTTTGAAGTGAATGTATAGGGCCGTTATGGCTGCGGCAGAAAGTGCGGCGCTTGTCGGCTCCCTGAAGTACTCTGCTAGTTCCATTTAATTATAACCAACTTTTTTTGTTCGGTGTTCGGGGGCGTCACCAAATAATACATTATCCTGAGGTACATCTACTCTATGTTGGTGTGTGTCACGTACCATTGGAATCGTCTTGAATTCATTATCAAGAGATGGTGCTGGTGCCATTTCCGGAACTTCGTGCATTTCTTGTTGTGGTTCTGTAAAATCTTCACTAGTTTCTTGGTGTTGTTGGGTCAGGGGTTCTTCGTGTGTTTCTTCACTTCCAAAACCCCCCACTTCACCACCCTCCGTAAAAGGCTCTTCGACTTGATCATCATATTGATTATCGATCACATCTGGATCTTCTGTATCTTGCAATTCACCACCCAAATCAATGTTATTCGTGTCCTGAGACATATAGGTTTGTAGGATTTGTTGAACCGGGATAAGTTCTTTGATTGTTGATTCAATACTCTGTGTGATTCTACATGCCAGTTTTTCATCACGAACATATTCACTCTGTTCCTCATTGAAAATGTAGGGATCCTTATACAATTCCTTTGCGACATTGTTATACGCAGTTTGAATAAATACTTCGTTCGTGGGAAGCTTTAAAGAAATCTTCTTATTTTCGGATTTGAGACGAACAGAAGATAGGATTTTAACATGACTGACGAAAACTGCAGCAAGTAAATCGTTAAACCACGCACATCGTTCTGTGATATTATCACTATGAGATTTACTCATAGCATTACTCCAATTTGGTACTTCTTTTAAAAGCTTCTGGAACATTATTAAAATTTTTTTACCATTAGACATCTTTTCAGCTTCTTTATACAAATCTTCAAATACATTAATCATAACTGGGATCATGATATCACATAACTGTCCAGTGTATTCTTTTTTTGCTTCAACAAGAATGTTCAAATTCTCCATTTATGATTATGTGGGCTTTTTTTTACACTACTTACTACGCACCTTTCCTGTATCTATCTGCTGCCTTTTTTAAATTCATGAGGGATGGAAATTCATCTACGTCCACGTGACTTTTTTCTCGAATGTTTCGTTTTGATTTTGATTTTACATTCCATGAAACGTATAAGTCATATTCACTCACTAATTGAACATCAAACCCTGACAAAACTATCTGTCGTTCGAGATATTTAGTAGCCCTGAATCTGTCAAATGTTGGGTAACCCAGAACAAATGTCGGAACACGGAGAAATACATCTTTCCTCCCCTGTTCTGCAGCATTTTTTATCTTTCTTGAAAATTGTTCGTATATTTTTGTATATATTTCCTTTCTTATTTGTTTCCTTAGATCTTCGATTTTAGTGACATCGTTTATATTGATCATTACAATTACATCAACTTATTTTTTGCCATTTCAAACTCACCACTTTTGATTACATTAAGTTCATCAATAATATTATAGTCGACGAAGTCTTGACCATCACGACTTTCAATATATGGTGTTATATTTGATGGAACCTGTGAATCAATGGGTTGACTGCGTAATGACATTACTCTGGTTATACCATTTTTAATTTGGATAGTTGAAACGACTGAGAATCCAAATGAAAACCCAGAATCTTTTACAATCATAAACATACATTCGTATACATCATTTATGTTGACAAGGTCGTTGTATTTCTTCATCTTTTTTTCAATTTCTCGCTTTATTTCTTGAATTTTGGACACATCACCCATCATTTCTAAAATTTTAGCTCTTTCTTTCATCTCTTTGATGTCACTCTTTACGTTATCAATGGCTTCGGCATCTTCTTTAATTTTGTAGTGTTTCAATGCAGTTGTTTCTATTATGTATGTACAAATACCAAGACGCCTGGAAATTTCGCTATTTGTATTCAATACAAGTTTCTCTATCGTATCACTATCAACACTTGCATCAACTTCAACATAACCTTCTTTATCAAATACAGGATCATCCAGACGAATATTTTCAATTGGTTTTTTGTACCCTGACATTCCGAAGATCTCTGTGAAAGATTCCCGTCTGGTTAAAAACACAACCAGGATCAATATAGAAATCAGTATGAGAGTATTATTCATATACTAATATGCGTTATTATTTTTTAGAAAATTAATCAATACTATATATATGTCGCTTCTGATATTTAGTCCAAAGTGTAATCATTGTTTGGAAATCATAGAGTTTGTAAAAAACCATCAGCAGCTGAAACAACTTGTACATTTTCACAATGTGAATACACACGGTATACCGGGTGCTTATGCAAAAAAGATTAATAGAGTTCCAACACTTTTAACTAAAAATGGTAAAATATTGGTGGGGCGTGAAATAAAAAATTGGTTGGAATCTCTTTTACCCAGTAATGATATATTTCACCACGAATTGGGTTCTGGTATGTTTACGTTTTCACTTGACGGTGATGATGACGATGGTGGTATATTTAGTTTGGATCATTACGGTCAATCTTTACAACCAGCCATGACCCGAGATCTCGAAGAAAAAATAAATCGAAATGTATCAGAATCATATAATGATATAAAGAGTTAATGCGTTTAAAAAAACAATGAAGCTCGTTACTATACAAGCAGCGGCTATTAAATCTATATTTGAAGTACTTAAAGATATTTTAAACGATGTGAATATTTATTTTAAACCAGAGGGTATGTGTATTACCACTCTTGATACGTCTAAGACATCTCTTGTCGATATGTTTTTAGCTGCAGATAACTTTGAAGAATATTCATGTGAACACGAAATAATTGCGGGGATTAATATATTAAACACTTTCAGACTATTTAAATCTATTACAAATAATGATGTCCTTACTATTGAAATTACGGGAAAAGATTTTGCAAATGTACACATTGTTAATGAAAATAAGAAAACATCTACAACGTTTCAATTAAAGCTTCTTGATATTAATGAAAGTCGAATCGAAATTCCCGACACAGATGTCGAAACTACCATTACAACGATGTTATCTGTAGATTTCCAAAGAATTTGTAGAGACATGTCGAATATTGGGGATGAAATAATTATAACACGTGAATCAAACAAACTAACATTGGCATGCGAAGGTGACTTCGCCAATCAAGAAACATCGATAGAATGTGTAAATGAAAGTCCGAAAATTTCAGGGTTATATTCTTTGAAGTATCTAAATATCTTTACCAAAGCGTCTGGGATGTGTTCGTCAGTTCAACTCATTCAAGAAACGGGAAATAGGTTTTTGATATTAAAATATAACGTAGCTAATTTGGGAGATCTCAAGTTTTATTTAGCTACTAAGATAAACGAAGATCAGAAATAGATCCAGTTAATGTATCTATGGTTTTACTTAAACCCATAATATTTGTTACCTTGATCTTAGGATATTCATTTTTCAATGTTTCATTGGTAAAATATAACATATCCTTAATTAACACATCACTTCCATGAAAATCATTCTTGGGACCCGCATATCTTCTAATCTTTTCAGTAACGTCACGGACAGGTTTATCATCTGCATCTAATAAAACAGCTTTACTGAAAGGGATACTAAATGATATGTTATCAACTTTAGGGACTTTTTCGGAAATATTATAGGTTATAAACTTATAAATTTTATTATTGTACCAATATTTTGTTCGTAAAAGAATTTTTGTGATATTTTGAGGTATACATGTGTTTCTGAAACTGTGTTCCGTCACATCAGAGTGGTATTCGTGTAAAGATGTATCCCAGCCACGAGATTCGTGTTCCCAAAATAAATCATCTATTAAAAATTTTCGCCTGTGGTCTATGATATATTCCATTTCTTCTTTTATAATTGTGTAGTCTGGGATTGTAACAAATCGTTTATATGTTCTGTAGATTGCACAAATTACGCTAGTTAAAAGATTGGTTAACATATCTATCTATACTTAAATGGAAGGTAATTTTTTAAGTAGGTACAATAATAAGATTGAAAATTGGAAAAATCTAATAGAGACCGATTCAATCAATAGGAGTATATATGAATCTGAAATGTCAGAGTATTTGATAAAATGTATGAGTTATATGGAAAAGTACGCCAGTATAA